ATAGTGCAACATAACGAAGAGGGTAAGATACAGTATTACGTGATGACAGGTAAACTAATCTTTCCAGCAATCAACATGCCTAATTTTAAATTTAAAAAAGAGGGGATTTGGGAAACATATTTAGTGCCTGATGATTCTGAGGAATTAGAAGTGGCGAATAGTTTAGGTATTAAAACCAAGGCTTGGGATGATATTCCTGAATCAATTTATTTAAAAAGGTGGACACAGTTAAAAAATGGTTCATCAAATAAAGCTGTTGAAGTTCAAAATTCAGACGGACAAAAGTTTGAGTTTACGGATGAATCAGGTAGAGAAATAGTTATAGGTAATAATACCGAAGCTAAAATCATGTATCACTATCTACCGATAAAAAATAGTTATGGCACATTTCATACTTATGTTTTAGATAAAGTAAAAATACTTAACTTGGTTGAAAAACAAGATGCAAGTTCTAACTTAGACGAGGACTTAGATTTTTAATGATTATTACAATTAAAAATGATAAGGGCGAAACTTTGTATGATGTTAATAAAATAAAAGATGATGCTAAAAAACAAGAAGCCACTATCATTATTAACAAAGCAGGTCAGCTACAAGTAATAGTCGAAGCATTGGATTTTGCATCCCGAACCCACAGGGTAAATTTAGAAAAATTATTAGAGGGTTGTCAGGAAGCAATGATTGAAGCAGACCAAACGGAAAGCAAGGATTCGTAATATAATTCAGGATTACTTAGGGTGTGTTGACATCAACATGTTTACCTCCTTGCCTATCCCTAAGTAGTCCGTTCTAGGAGGTAATGTGGCTTTTGTAAAAGTTCATCAACCATGTCCCGCATGTGGTAGTAGTGATGCTTTATGCATTAACGAAGACGGGTCATCAAAATGTTTTAGTTGTGGAGCATTCACAAATAAAAATTCAAAGATAACCAATGAGGAGGTTAATCAAGTGCAATCAGCTTATAAAAACAATACCAGTTTAGACGACCAATACGGGGCAGTTTATGGTCCTTTGTTAGATAGAAAAATATCAAAAGAAACTGCTCAGAAGTATGGAGTAAAGGTTGTCTACAACGACAAAAATGAAGTTGTTCAACATGTCTATCCATTTTATAATTCAAATGAAAAAACTGCTCATAAAGTAAGATATGTTAAAGACAAAAATTTTAGTTTCCACGGGACTTATGAGGGAACAGGTTTATTTGGAGAGCAGTTATTTAAGGGCGGTAAATATATAACCCTAGTTGAGGGCGAATGTGATGCTCTTGCTGGGTATGAGTTGTTTGGGTCTAAGTATGATGTTGTTTCAATTAAACGAGGATGTCAGGGAGCTATACGGGACGTTAAAGATAGTCTTGAATTTTTAGAAAGTTATGAAAATATAGTCATATGTTTTGATAATGATAAGATAGGTAAAGAAACAGCACAGAAAGTAGCACAGCTTTTCACCCCTAAGAAAGCTAAAGTTATGACTTTACCTACTGGCTACAAAGATGCAAATGACATGTTAAAAGAAAATAAACATGCTCAGTTTGTCAAGGCATTTTGGGATGCGAAAACTTATACTCCGTCTGGAGTTATTAATGTTTCTGATAGGCGAGATGCGTTTCATAAGCGAGAGAAGAAAAATAGTATTCCTTATCCGTGGGAGGGTTTGAATAGTAAACTTGTAGGCATGAGAGGGGGAGAACTTATTACCCTTACAGGTGGAACGGGACTTGGAAAGTCATCTGTGACCAGAGAAATAGAACATTGGTTAATTAAAAATACTAAGGATAATGTTGGGGTAATAGCATTGGAGGAAGATTGGCGAAGAACCATAGACGGAATACTTTCCATTGAAGCTAATAATAGATTATATATTGACCATATTCGTGAGCAATATAGTAAAGAAGAATTAGATAAGTTCTTTGATATTTTGTATGACGGGGAAAATAAGAACAGGGTATGGATACATGCACACTTTGGGACAAATGACATTGATGAAATATTTTCTAAGATTAGATTTATGATAGTAGGGTGTGAGTGTAAATGGGTGGTATTAGACCACTTACATATGCTGGTAGTAGCTGCAAACGAGGGGGACGAGAGACGTGCTATTGATACTATAATGACAAGACTAAGAAGTATTGTAGAGGAAACAGGAGTAGGTTTAATTTTAGTTTCTCATTTACGCAGGGTGGACGGAAACAGAGGGCATGAGAATGGCATTGAAGTTTCATTATCTCATTTACGTGGTTCACAAAGCATAGCTCAATTATCAGATTGTGTTATTGCATTGGAAAGAAATCAACAGGCAGAAAGCACAGAGGAAGCCAACACAACACGAGTTAGAGTTTTAAAATCAAGGTATACGGGAGATGTTGGCTTTGCTACAAGTTTACTGTATGATAGAGATACAGGAAGATTAGCAGAAACCAATAGTATAGATGAAGATGACAGTGTAAACTTTTAATGAAATTACTTTTTGATATAGAAACAGATGACCTGAAAGCTACTCGCATTTGGTGTATAGTCTGTAAAGATTTAGATACAAATCAAATATACAAGTTTGGACCTAATGAATTATACAAGGGAAAAGAACTATTAGAATCTGCGACAACGATTGTCGGGCACAATGTCATTGGCTTTGATATTCCTATTATTAATAAATTACTTGATTGTAATTTGTATCAGAAAAAAATTGTAGATACGTTAGTTTTATCTAGGCTTTTTAATCCAGTAAGAGACGGGGGACACAGTTTAGATTCGTGGGGTTTCAGATTAAAATTTCCTAAAATAGATTTTCAAGAATTTCAAAATTATAGTTCTGAAATGTTAGACTATTGTGTTAATGATGTTGAGTTAAATGCTAGGGTCTACAAACATTTACTTGTTGAGGGCAGAGATTTTTCTCAGGAAAGCATAGACTTAGAGCATGACGTTTTTAAAATAATTAAATCTCAAGAGGATGCGGGTTTCTTACTCAACACTAAAGATGCAAATATTTTAGTGGCTACACTTAATGGTAAAATAAAAACTATTGAAGATGAAGTTAAAAAAGTTTTTAAACCTAGGTTAGTAGATGTTAAAAAAGTCACACCTTACATCAGGAAAGACGGACAGTTATCTAAAAGAGGTTTATCTGATGAAGAGTATAATAAATGTGTGAACACAAAAAACTACAAGCCATTTATGAGACAGTCTTTACAAGAATTTAATCTTGGAAGTAGAAAACAAATAGGCGAATATTTAATAGACTTTGGTTGGAAACCTGAGAAATTTACTCCAACGGGTCAGCCTATTGTTGACGAAAAAACTTTATCTACTATTACTAATATACCGGAAGCTAAACTAATATGTGAGTATTTACTATTACAAAAACGAGTAGCACAAATAAATAGTTGGATTGATGCTGTGGGCGAAGACGGGAGAGTTCATGGTTTTGTAATTCCTAACGGAACAATTACTGGTAGGATGACCCATAGAAGTCCTAACATGGCTCAAGTTCCTAGTTTATCTTCTGATTATGGCAGAGAGTGTCGGAGTTTATGGATTGTAGATGAAGATAATGTTTTACTAGGGGTTGATGCATCTGGTTTAGAATTACGAATGTTAGCCCATTACATGAATGATAAGGAGTTTACAAATGAAATCATCAAAGGAGACATACATACCACTAATCAAAAAGCTGCAAGACTTGAATCAAGAAATCAGGCAAAGACTTTCATCTATGCCCTCATGTACGGAGCAGGAGATAAAAAACTTGGAAGTGTGGTTGGCGGAAATGAATCAAGTGGTAAACGAGCTAGAGAATATTTCTTCTCTAATACTCCTGCATTTAAATCTCTTAGAGACAAAGTGCAAAGAGCATCAACAAAAACATATTTAAAAGGACTAGACGGAAGAAAACTATATGTACGCAGTGAGCATTCAGCATTAAATACTTTGTTGCAGGGTGCTGGAGCTATCGTAATGAAAAAGGCTTTAGTTTTATTAGCTAATAATTTAAATGTAAGTATGACTAAATTTAAGTTTGTTGCTAACATTCACGATGAATGGCAGATAGAAGTGCCTAAATGTCAGGCAAACAAAGTAGGACAAATAGCAGTGGAGTCAATTATATCTGCTGGAAATTATTTTAATCTTCGATGTCCGTTGGACGGAGAGTTTAAAATAGGGAGTAATTGGAGTGAAACCCACTAAAAAAGATAGAAAGAAATTTGATATAGATTTGCAATACGGAACTATACGTGAGGATAAAATTATAGATATGCTTACTAATAAAAAAGTAGAAGTTAAATCTGAACGTGGTATGTGGATGAAGACAGGCAATATAGCTATTGAATATGAGTCTTACAGAAAACCTTCTGGTATTCAAGCAACTGAATCAGATTATTGGTTTCATAATTTATGCGTTGGTGATAATGAATTTTGCACGTTAGTGTTTAAAACAGAAGTATTAAAAACTATTGTTAATAAACTTGATTATTTTAAAACAGTGTCAGGTGGTGATAATAATGCTAGTAAAATGTATTTAATTAATTTACAAAAATTATTTTCTAGTGATGTGATTAAAGCATTTGAAGAGATAGAACATGAAAAAAAATAAAAAAGATAATTATAATAAATTTAAAGCAGAGTCTGGTCATTGGTATACACAGGAAGGAGACCCCATGTATACAATTATTGGGGCAAATGGTGTAGAAAGAAACACTACATTAAGAGATGCAAAGTCTTTAGGACTCGTGCCCTCTGTCACAACAATTATAGGCATGGTGGCTAAACCCTTTTTAGAAAATTGGAAAATTGAACAAGCACTTTCGTCTGCTATAAATTTAAAACAAAAAGAAGATGAAACTGATAGAGATTTTTTTTACAGGTGCAAAGCTGATTCTAAAAAAGTTGGTCTTGAAGCTGCTAAAGAGGGCACAAAAATCCATGCTAAAATTGAGAAAGGTTTTTTAGGTAAATCAAAAAACAAAACATACACAGTAATAAAAGAATATTTAGATAATACATTTCCGGATGAAACTTGGATTGCGGAGGATTCTTTCTGTGCTCAAGAGGGCTATGGTGGGAAGATAGACTTATATTCAGAGTCTGGTATTTTTGTAGATTTTAAAACAAAAGTAAATATAAAAGAAAAAGACCCTGCTAAATTAGTTTATGATGACCACGGAATGCAACTATCAGCTTACGCTCAAGGTTGTAATTATAAAAGTCCAGAAAGAGTTTCTATATTTGTAGATAGAGATGACCCTGAATTTATTTCTTGTCATATCTGGAACAAAGATGACCATGCAAAACATTTAGGTATGTTTAACAGTATCTTAACTTATTGGAAGTTAGTTAAAAATTATGACCCAACAAAAATATGAATGGACGAAATGCTAAACAATTAAGAAGACGGGCAGAAAATTTATTTATTGAATGGTTACGAACTATGACACCTGACGAAGAAGATGAAACTAAAATTAATAAAAAAAATTTACATTTATTTCTACCTGAACAAACACACATTTTTGCTAACAGAAAATTTATGTTAAGTGCATATAGTTTACGTTGGTTTTATAAACAAGTTAAGAGGAATCCTAACATAACTTTACAGGATATATTGTGAACTACAAATTTGACGAAGATAAAATTTTAAGATTAATAGCAGAACATATTGACTTAACTTATAGTGAGCATTACTCTCACAATAAATATCAAGCTACAGATATTATATTAGATGCTGGACATGGAGAGGGTTTTTGTATTGGTAATATAATAAAATATGCTATTCGATATGGAAAAAAAGAAGGTAAAAATTCAGATGACTTATTAAAAATTATTCATTATGCTATGATAGCATTTTACTTAAACGAAAATAAAAATGATTAAAGATAAAATAGGACCTAAAGAATATTTAGGAATTAAAATTAACTATGATAACGAAAATAAACTAGATAAATTTAGTTTAGATACTTTAAAAGATAGATATTTTACAGGAGAAGAAACTCATGCCCAAGAAGCATTCGCCAGAGCAGCCACCTTCGGAGCAACATTCAAAGGTGTTACAGATTTTGAATTGGCTCAAAGACTTTATAACTACAGTTCCTCGTGTTGGTTCATGTTTAGCACTCCTATACTTAGCAACGGGGGAACAAGTCGTGGTCTACCTATTAGTTGTTTCCTTAATTATGTCCCTGATAGTCGTCTCGGTTTATCTGCTCACTATGATGAAAATATATGGTTGGCAAGTTCGGGTGGAGGTATCGGTGGTTTTTGGGGAGATGTTAGAAGTAATGGTGTATCTACTACTCATGGTAGTAAGTCTACTGGTTCTATCCCATTCATGCATGTAGTTGATTCTCAAATGTTAGCCTTTAATCAAGGTGTAACGAGACGAGGTAGCTATGCTGCGTATATGGATATATCACATCCAGAGATAGAAGAGTTTATTGAAATGAGAAAATCATCTGGTGGAGATATAAATAGAAAATGTTTAAACTTACATAATGGAGTTAATATAACAAATGAATTTTTAAAAGCAGTTGAAAACAATGAAGAATGGAGACTGATTGACCCTAAATCTAAAGAAGCTATAAAAGTTATTGATGCAAGATATTTATGGTGGCAGATTATAAATGCTCGTGCTGAAACAGGAGAACCTTATATTGTTAATATTGATAACTGTAATGATTCACTACCACAAAAACAAAAAGATTTAGGATTACAAATAAAACAAAGTAATTTATGTTCTGAGATAACATTACCCACCAATGAAGAAAGAACTGCTGTGTGTTGTTTATCATCTGTTAATTTAGAATACTTTGATGAATGGTCTAAAGATGATTATTTTATTAATGATTTAATTACAATGTTAGATAATGTTATTCAACATTTTATTGACAATGCAATAGACACCACGCAACTTGGAGAATACAATGCAAATTATGATAGGTTTAAAAAATACATTAAAAAAGGTAAAGAAGGTTTTACAAAAGCTGCATTCTCTGCTTACAGAGAGCGTTCATTGGGTCTGGGTGCAATGGGATTCCATGCGTATCTTCAAAAAAACAGCATTCCTTTTGAAAGTATTTTCGCTACGAGCTTTAATTACAAAGCATTTAAATACATCAAAACAAATGCAATTAGAGCAACTGAACGACTTGCTGATGAACGTGGTGAGTCACCTGATATCAGTGGTAGTGGCAAGCGTAATGCTCACCTTCTCGCTGTTGCACCTAATGCTTCTTCTGGCATTATATGTAGCGGGACATCTCCTTCGATTGAGCCATATAGGGCTAACGTATATACGCACAAAACTCTTTCCGGAAGCTATCAAGTAAAGAATAAATTCTTAGAAAAATTACTAATTAAAAAAAGTTTAAGTAAAAAAGAATTAGAAAATTTGTGGAAAGATATAGCAGGTAAAGAAGGGTCAGTTCAACATCTTGATATTTTAACAGATGAAGAAAAAGAATTATTTAAAACTGCAAATGAATTAAATCAAATATGGGTTATTGAACATGCCTACAAAAGACAAGAGTTTATTTGCCAGTCTCAATCAGTTAATTTATTTTTTACATTACCCAAAGCAACAGAGTCTCAAGAAACACACGATGAATATATGCAATATGTAAATGATGTTCATTGGTATGGAGCTAATAAATTAAAATCGTTATACTATTTTAGGTCTAATGCTGCTCGTAATGCGGAAGATGTAAATGTTAAAATTCCTAGA